GGTTTTTCTACAGTTTCGTTACCTTGTTCAACCATGGGTTCTTCCAAAACATCACTGTTGTAATTATAAATTCGATTCAATTGTTGCACAGTCAATGAACGCATCTTTTTGAAAACAAAATACATATTCAAGAATGAAATAGTTTTTTCGTCGGTTGTCATGTTTTCGGCCGTACCATATTCGTCGCGGTTACGAGGATGCATATTAATGTCTTCTTTCATTGAATCAAACAACTCTTTGAACGACCCCATACCATTCAACAATCCAATCTGCTTCGCTTCTTCTTTCGGTAGTAATACAAAACCATAGTCTTCCATAATGCGAATCAGATAATTCTTGTTAACCAAATATTCAATAAACGTCTTGTTAATGGTTTCTTGATATACATTGATCGGATAGCCTATACTCATTTCGTCATCGGGGAAACCAGTTTGGTTGTATTTTTTGGTAAGTTCAAAGATCTTTGAGTTGTCACGGACAATCGTAATGCCTTCGCCTTCCGCTTTATTTTTCAACATTTCGAAAATTCGTTTACCATCATAACACGTACCTATAAAATAACCGTTTACCTTGGTACATTCCGACAAATTACGCATAAACGCGTGCACAGTATCTCGAGTACCAAACATATAATGCATCGCAAACTGACAAGAACTAACGTTGAACCCATCCTTTCCAATACCATATTTTTCGACCACCCCTTTTCCAATGATTTTATAATCCTTTGGTCCATTACCGAATATTGCCCTTGTTACCTGACGGTCCTTTTCTAAACCCAATTCAGTCGGCATTGCTGATCCATCGCGAATATTCATACCGGTATTTCCCGTGACAAATATTCCGTCAAACATATTGTGGAATTTACGTTTTGAACTCAGATAACGCGCACACGCACCATCCAATGGATTATGTATGTTGTCTTTCGATATGTCAATGCCAAATACAAAGGACAATTTGGCGTTTATCCATTTTGATAAGTCGCCCGCTTTACCTACTGCATAATCAATGAGAGTATTTCCGCGTTTAGATACAGATGATATTAATTTCTTTTTGACAAACAGATTGTGAAAATCACGCAACGAACGCGTGTTAAACTTTTTACCGGAACGGTTGTAGTACACTTCTTCGTTAGATATAGTTTGCGGTATATTTTCACCAGACATAATCATTGACTCTGTGATTGGATTGTGTATAGAATTCCAGTTCGAATTGGCCACGTGATATGCGTTGCCATAATTTTTATTTCCGGCTAATAATTCGTTGGTTTTATCGTAACGAACTCTAAGAGGAATCCATTTCCAACCTTCGTCATTATTCATCTCATACCGAAACTCCACAATCATATCACCCTCAAAATACTCGTTTTCTTCTGTAAATAACAACAAGTCGCCATTGCCATCTTCGTTCAGGTATACATTGCAATAACAAGCATTGGGATCATATGGGTTCGTAGGCTTAAACAACTTGGGTTGATACGAATCGTTGTTATCAATATCACTCGGCGTTGGTACGCGACCTTCCAATATATCTTGGAACGGTTGCAAATACCCGTGTTTCTTTTGATCAAACCCACAATGCAATTCCAAAATTTTATATTGTTTGACCTTTTGTATTCCTTCCAAATTCATACCTTCCGTAAATACATTGTGAATTTCGTCGTCACCTTTTTTATCCTTCTTCATTTTCACTAAGAAATCGATGGTATTGTAGTGTGCAGGTTTCCATTTGAATGACAAATCCCATGTGGATTTATATATAGGTCCTGATTTACCAATAGCATCGCTACCTACACCCGTATTTGTAGGTGTGAAAATCAATCCATCTGTGTTGTAATCAAACAAGTCGTCATTGTCATTGTTCCTGGTAATAATATTGGAACAGGCCTCGAAAATAGTCTGCGTTTCACTTGTTGCATAGAACGTTTTTGTTCGTACAACAAAGTCACAAGAACTCTTCTCGGTGGATTTTTCTCTCATATCTTGTTTTAGTACAGAAATGTGTTCCAATTTTTCAATAAATGTATTCAAAATTGGTAAACGAAACTTCGACAAATCTTCTTCATTCGCGGATGGATAAAACCCAAATTCACGTATGCTTTTACCGCGTATGTAATATATATCAAAAGCTGCATACAAATTGATATAACGATTCTTCTTGTTGTATTTAATATGCTCACCATCAATTAAACTGCGAAAGAGCATCTTATTTTTCGTAACCGCGCCAGTAAAGATGACGTTCATGTTCGTATCAATGAGATAAATCTTTCCATTTTTGTTGACAAAGAGCAATTTACGTTCACCATCTGCCTTATCGGTTACAGTATAGTTTGTACGAATATTGGGTACGTTCGATCCGTCCTGTATTTCACAAATATTCTCAATTTGCAACGTCAAGGAAGACGGACCGATAAAATTCTTAGGTTCTACGCGCCATTTTTTAGAAGGCGCTGCTTCATTGGATTCGTTTTCTTGTTGAACTTCACCTTCCTCCGGTTTTGACGGGAGCTTCTCTTCGTCCTTGTCTTCTTGATCGATTCCGTTGATTAAATTCATATAGTTATTCAACACTTCGTCGCGTTCACTGAATGGAATGGGATAATTTGATCCTTGCAATCCAGACAAAACAATACGAATGCATTTTCTTAAAGCGCCCATTATTTTATCAACTGTATCATAATTTGTACCTTTCCCTACTTTCGAATTATCAATTTCCAACTCAATTTCATACGTCTCAACATTCTTAAATACTTCGGCCTCCTGTATGGTATACTTAGGAATAGCAATTCCTTTTATCCATTTACCATTTACCATACGAGATTTAGTACGAACTGAATTCTTCACAATACTTAAATCCGCCAAAATAGGAAAGGCCGCGTCTTTATGTTTAAATTGTACTCTGTTCAAATGACGAAACGTTTTCTTATTATTGTCCCAATTGCGTAAAATTTTATCGCGTATATATCCACTTCTAGCAGTAGATACTTGTTCTAATTGATAAGCAACCCGAAAATTGTGATCAAAGAAGTCCACCGATTTCAAATTTGCGCCCTTATCGTCTTTCATTGGCGTCTTTTGCGTAAATTTTATTTTATCATAAGTTGACGAAGGTAAATCCAATATTTTTTGGATACTGTTGGACTGACAATATTCTTGTATCAAATCTACACCAACAATTTCGGTACGGATATTGGACATCTTAACCATTCCCGCTGGATCACGATACTCTGTAAAGATACGTAAACTATGCATACCCTTAGGATTTGCCGTGGAAAATCCAGAAGAATGTAATTGTCTTATGACGTTTTCGTAGTCATTTTTAGAAATAGACTTGGACTTTTCTTCATTAATGCCAAATCGCACCTCCAATTCGTTTATTTTTTTATCTTCGCGGGATAACGGATTACTCTCTAAATAATATTTTATCATTTTTTCGAATCTTTCCGTTAATTCATTTTTATTACCGGTTTCATTCGATTCGGCCATTGATATATATTCACTATATAGTTATTTGCGATATTTTTATATTTTATTCAATTTTATAATATTTACCACGTCGTCTTCAATAATATAGTGTTGTAAATATCTATTTTATTCTGTTTCGGTACACTGACATAATCTTCTCCGGTTATTTTACTATAAATTTCTTTCAATTCATCCATTTTGTACGAAGAAATTCCTTTCAGCGATTTTTGCTCGCTTTCCATTTTCAAATAATTATCTACAATGTTGGTAATTTTTTCATCAGTTGTATCCAAGTCAATTTCGTAACTCCCGTCATCGTTTCTATACAAAATAACCACCGACTTGTTGTCATTTGAATCCAATGAACTAAATTCCATATATGTTTTTTTGTAAACAACTAAGATATCGATGTCGTAAAATAATACAAATAGTATTACCACTGACAAGGTGATTTTTTTATTTACCAACAATTCTGAAATCATCTCTTGAAATTTGACGACCGATATTTTCTTATTGGCAGATCGAATTTTACCTCTATTCTTAAGTACAAAATAATCGGTGATTTTCTTTTTCTCTTCTATTTCTTTGTTACCAGAATGACTATGAATCAATTGGTATTCATCATATCCATATTTTGCAATAAACATGCACCAAAAAAGGGTGTCGGTTTGTTTCGGGAGGATGATACTAGAAATTTTTTCTGTGACAGGTTCTACGGAAATTTCCACGGATTTATCTTGCAATTTTGATTGATTTTTCTTCTGCATAACGCTGCTGTTATGAAACAACATATATTTTTCTAATGACAAGATCGCTTCCTCGTCATCGAAATTTTTCAAATTAAAAAAAATTGGGTTCAATATGTCCGACATCTACAAATAATAATAAAATATCTTTATATAATTTACTATTTACACCAATGAAGATAGATATAATAAGACTTAAAGATTTATGTATGTAAATGATATGAACGATGAATAATGCCGACATCTTTTCGGATTCAGGAAAGTACAAAGTAACTATTGAAAAAGACGACAGTGGTGATCAGGCCACGTATACTATTTATTCGTCGGTAGAAGGAGAAACAAAACACGGAAAGGACAAATTTGAGATAGTGAAAATAATTAATGTAGAAACTCGTAATATTATCTATAAATATAAGCAGTTGAATAGCCACTCGCCTATGAATAAATTTGTGAAATTGGGTGATCAAGAATGGTGGTTTGGAGGGCGAGATTATATGTTGAAATTGTTTGTCAATTGTGACACTTGTCAAGTGTTTGATGACCCCAATAAGCGGGAATTCAGTAACGCTTACAAAGGCGGTTCGGAATTTATTTGGACTGGTCCAGTGATCGTTTCACCCAACGGACATTTTATATTTGTTACCGGATGTATTTGGTCCTTTCCTTACGAGTGGAGACTGTATGATATAAAAAATATAACAACAAATTCACTATCATTATCATATAGTGATCTACCGAATCCTGATCCGTATGATGACGACGAAAACGGGAAATTCATTCGTCAGATAAGTTTATATAACTATTTAACCGTAAAAGAATTTGACGAAGACGACCAACGGTATGAGTATGAAGACTATTGGTTAGGAGACGACGAAATGTTTACATTTGAGTTTGTAACTGATGTTGAAATTAATGTCAAATATTATCATAACAAAGAATGGAAATATTTCAATACGATTGACTTGTCTCATTATACACGCTAGGAAGTGTAAATGAAATATTATATATAGGGTTATGATACGTTCCTTTGTTTATAAAATTATAACAAAACCGATACTCTGAAATATGAATTGTAGCCATTTGTAGAAGATTTTTCTTTGAAAACGCGATAAACAATGAAAACGTATCCGAATTGCCATAATTATATAATCTCATTCTTGGTATAGAATCTAACATTCGGTAACGTGCATCGTGTCTATGAATAATATTGATATATTCACCATTTCTATATTGAATGAGACCAATATAGTCAAGTATCTGGTGAATGATTTCCTTCGGTAGAGAGAGTACCAAATCATTATTTGTGTTCATTTTATTTGCAATATATTTTCAACAAATATATTGAATCAATTTTTTATTGTGAAAAAAAAGTATTCTTAAAATCGTCTTTACGTAATTCAAGCGATTGTAGACAATTTTCTTGGTCGTTGATATAGTTCACATAATTGATAACCTCATCCACCGTAATCTGGGGTAAAAACGAAAGATTGACATAAACACCATTCTTGTTTTCGTTCAATTTTACATTTTGATTCTTCTTTAGTATTTTCAATATTTCGATATGATGCGTTTTTGACATTGCTTCTATTTGATCTTTCAGCTGTTCTAATTTCATTATAACTAAACTATAATGAAATTATTTATATTATTTTACTCTTGTAATAATTTACCAATAACACATATTTGTGTATCATTCAATTCATATCGAATACCAATTACTCGAATCTTTATCTTTGATGATTCTTTTACATCTGCAAAGAACCTATCATTGAAATGGTGTTCGCGCGCCACAAAAACCACAATAGGAACGACATCATTCACGTCAATGTACTCTGCGTGAATACCGGCCTTAGTAATTGTTTTTACTGTACACAATATTTCCATACCTTCTACAGGATGACACACATAACATTCGAACACGGTTTGGAATTCGATGTTCTCTGTATTTATAATACCACAAGAATAACTAATCACGCGCACTGAATTCGGACGGATAAATCCTTCTTCTATACATTTTCCCTCCATAACTGATACGATTTTATCCTCCAGATTCTGTTTGATATTTTTACCAACTTCAGTAATAGCTAATACAACCTTTTTCGTCAAGAGCGATTTAATGTAAGGCGGATAAACTTTTTTTGCATCGCGCTTTTTGTTTTTATCGTTCGCGGACAATCGGATCACCGCTTCTTCGGATTCGGCCATTATATATTACCTTATTTTATATTTGTATTATTTTATTAAATAATAATCAATTTTTCTGGATATCCAGATTCCGTTGTATTGGGTAACCCGCGAGATATTATATTTTTTCAATGTTGTTAAATATTGCCGGCTCGGGTGACATATACCAAATACGACCATCTTTACGAACACTATTGTATTCACGTACAATTATTTCAAAAATGCACGCAAGTCCATATTCGGTGATGCCATTGTTAATCTTGGTTTTTTTAGTGTTCTCAACCGTATACTTATTTTCACCTACAATTTCATTTAATTTTTTTATAATCGTTTTTTTCCCAGCACTATCAATTCTTGCGCCGACATTGTTGCGTTTTTGCGTTAAATCTTTGATATTGAAATGCATTTTATTTTCTTTGAAATTTGTAAAACTGATAAGAGAATTAATTTTGTCTCTGGGATAAATCATTTTTCTAGCCAAATCTGCTTTAAAAACATTTAAATCTTCCGGTAGTGCCAATGTTAACTGAGAACCATTGAAAACGAATATTTTCCAAGATTCCTTATCTGCAAATACCATCGCCACCCTGTCTTTCTTTTCGGAGTAAATCGTTCTTTCTTGAAAATAGTCTTGAACAATAGAATCATAATCCGGGTTCAATTCTTTTTTGTTGATAAACAATTCAATAACAATATTTATCTTTTCTTCAAGCAACAAATTGTCCAGCATATGAAATATGACGTGTTTTTTAATTTTACCTTCAGTCAGTTGATAAACATTCTTTAGATGTTCGACGATTGATCCGGTATGTTTGTACCAATTTTTATCCCCGGATGGTATCTTGATATTTTGGTTTAAACTGAATGATACATTCTCAGCAATCTGTTTGACAAAATCATCAAACGTTTTATTGGTAACTTGCTCAACTAATTCAGTGGGTTCAGATTGTCGTTGTGAAATATCTTCTTCGTTGTTCTCTATGAAGGGAGCTTTCTTCGTTTTGGGCAATTCCATTTTCAATAACTGCTGTTTGTAATCAATCGGGGTACTCAACTCATAAATAGAAGAATTGTCATTTGTAATTTCAATCGGCTGGAAAGCATAATATTCGCCACGATTAATGAGATTTCCCAACCTACCATATTTATCCACAAGATACTCCGTCTTATTCACGATTAAATAGGTTAATGTGTAAAATATTTGATCGATCGGGTATTGTTTGACAACGTTAATCAAATCGATCAACGTACTACGTTTGTAGAAATGTTTTTCACGAAAAAGTTGTTGAATTCTGAATAAAATACGGTAATGGTTTGTTTTTAAAAAATTATCATTATACGTATCTCTTGTCACTTCAGCAGGTTGAATGTTTTTATTTGGATAACATTTATACGCACAATTATCCATATAATCACATATATCCGTATACGGCCGATCGCCAATTTGATATTCAATCCTTTTATTACTCGATAAATTAATCATTATTTTTTGATTTTCCGTCATTTTAATCATATTCTCTACGGTAAAATTTGTCTGTCCTAAGTTAAGGATGCAGTCTACAGAAACCTCTTTTAATAGACGCGTTATTTTTCCAATTTGTATGGCCTTTTTTTCCGACAAACGATACAAATACAAATCGGCGGCTTCTTCATCGGGGTTCTCTAATATTGTAGAGTGTAAATAAATTTCCACATTACGTTCTTCAAACGGTAATTGGCAATGACTCAAATTGCGCACACCTCTACCAATAATTTGTTCAATTCGGTTCATATTAAACCAGGGATCTAAAATATGCACCTGGCGAATGTTTTTAAAATCCAAGCCTTCCGACCCGGTTTTCGATATCAATACCACTTTTACCATTTCACCATCTTTGTTGTCTTTATGCGTTATGTATTTCAAATCGCCGGCATTGTTGGGAGATAACAACTTGTCGCCGGTTATAATAACATATTTTGCATTTTTAAATTTGAAAGGGTGCTCCATATTTTCCGACGAAACCATTTCAACCGCATCAATCGGTGGGACAGGAGGAGTTTCAAACAAGGATTTGGTATTCGGATCTGTGCCAAAACGCGTGAATCCCATCTCTTCTAATGCCAATGAAATCGGTATAATACCACCGTCGATGTATTGTGAATATATTAAAACGATCCCCTTTGAATTCTTCACAATACGACAAATATTCGCTATTTTTGCACTATATTTATGAAGGTTCTCTGCGGCAAAAATTCTACCATATTTTTCCAATACCTCGGGTTTATATTTGAAATTGCTACGTATAGAACCCGAGCTATTGTCTTTTACGTCGGGACTTGTCATTATATTTTTGATTCCTTGTTTACCCTTGATATTATCCACAAATTGTTCCATTTGTTCTGGTTGTAATTTCGAGCCATTTTGCAATACTTTATCAAATTCTTCGTTAGGGAAAATAATATTCAATGCCTGTATGGGTGTTTGTAACTTGTTGTAACTGAATGAATCCAATTCTTCGAATCCGGGCATTTCGCGTAAGTTACCCAAAGAAGTATAATTTGAATAATCGGTGTTCATCATACAATCCAAAATAAATTGATACCCCTTGTTTTGGTAATCTCCAATTCTATTCAAATAAACCGGTACGTACTTCAATGGATCATCTATTATTTTTTTATTCATTTGTATTTTCGGATAATTGTCTACGGAAGGGAAAACATTTTGGGGTGCAAACACATTCGGATAAATACGGTAAGGAAACGAATACGGATTTTCACCACGTACATACGAAATATAACCAATTAATTTGCGTCTCAACAAATCCATACCCGATTCGATCTTTTTTCCATCCCTTTGTATACGTTCTTCCACAAAATCGCCATTCTTTTCAAATACATCGTTCATTTCTATTATTGCACGCTTGTCGTTCATATTCATTAGATTGGTCAACCAAACTATTTCTTTATTGGTATTGTACATCGGTGTTGCCGACAAAAGGAGTAAACGCATATTTTCTGTATATTTTGCCATTTTCATCAACGCAATGGCCACGTTTTTTTTATCTTTATTGTCATTCGTAACACGAATGTTATGCACCTCATCTATAACAATCAAACGATTGTTGAAAGTAGATTGAATTAATTGTATTTCCTGACTTTGTTTCAATGCCGGGGAAATGTCCACACCCTGCAATTTTCCCTGCGTTTTCTTCAAAAAGTATTTGGCAAATTGGTCGTAGCCAAAAAACACGTAGTAAGCATTGATGATCAATCGTATCTGTTTAACTATGTATTTTTTTTGTTCTGCCAAATTTCTATCCGATACTTGCTTGATTCCAGTAGGATTTATTTCGTTCAATAACGAATTTCCCGTACATGCGTTCATTCTCCACAACCCATTTTCATAGATTAATTTACGCTCATCAAAGAGCTGCAACATAAAATTCTTTTGAACATCCGGAGACGCAATAATTATAATGCGTTTTTTGATGCCGATCTGGCGCATATATGTTCTCATTTCTTCGGTAACACCAATTGCACTGCAGGTTTTTCCAGATCCTAATCCATTGTACAATAACAAGCTATTGTAGGGTGTTTGCAACGATAAAAAGTTTTTGATAAAAATTTGATGGGGTAACAATTCGAAATCGGCCTTGCATAATAAATCCGCTTGTTTTCGAATATCATATATTTTTCCGTCGTACATATTATCAAAAAATTCCTTGTGTTTGCTCAACTTGTAAGTAAAATTCGGATCATTCAATGTTGGATACAAAATTTCATCATCGACGACATTGAAATTATCAACATATTCTTGTTTCTCTTGTTGTAACAAGTAATTATTTTTAGAATTTGTTTTTTTGGACGTCGGTTCTTCAACCATCGGGATTTCTTCTACGGTTGGTTTTTCGATAACAATCTTAGGTTTTTTACGTTTGATAATAATTGGTACAAGTTCTTCAGTAATTCCCTGCACAGGCTCTTGTAGAATCTGTTGGGGTGGTATATTATCCATTATAATTTTATTTTCACATTCACCTGTTTTTTTATTTTTTCGTGTTCCATTTTTACAACGTCGATTGGACATAAAATATAACTATATATTCTATAATTATATTTCTACATTCTCATCATTTTATATTTCTTTAACATCTTATCAATTTTGACGAGAATACGCTTTTTTTCTACATTATAATAACGTATGGATTCTAATGCTTCTTCTAAAGATTTCCATTCCATTTTGCTAACTTCTGTTTTCTGGAAATCTTGAATATTCAAACTATTCGCGTAATCAATAAACATCAAATAATATTTGTGCTTATATGACTTGTAATTTGATCCCGTAAATATCTCTTCAAAGGGTAAAATATTTTGCGTATTTCTTAAATATTGAGATTTAAATCCGGTTTCTTCGCAACATTCGCGTATAGCACAATCATAATCCTTTTCCAAGAAATTACGTCTTCCTTTGGGAAATCCCCATTCGGGTTCTATCCATTTATCTTCTTCGCTCGTATTACTTTCATCAATCAATGAATTCAGCGTATAATATTCGTCTTTGACCAATATACCCGTAAATAAATTTTGAAATTTCTCTTTCGAAACCGATTCTTCGGTTTTATATTTATTCAGTACGGAATTTTCGCCCCAAATATTTTCCCACAATTCATTGAAATCGCCCTTTTTCAATTTTTCCTTTTCATCTATGGTCATTTGTTTCAACATATTCATAATATAATATTTATTATGAACTGAATACTTTCCTCTCATAAAATCTACATATCCTAAGGTATCCTTACGACGTATCATAAGATATTCTATTCTATTATTATTTATTCTATATATAACTACACCTATACTAGTAATCGGAATTTTACATTGGTGAAAAGAATGACCTTGTTTACCACAATTATTGCAAAATACGTTATTTATTTGATCTACGGTAAATTCCATTTATTATTGTTACAAAAGCTACGTAATATCCGAAATAAGCGTTTATATAGTTTTGATCATATAATTATATACTATAATGGATTTTGATGCAAATATCTGGGGTCCACATTATTGGTTTTTTCTCTTTACGATTGCACTTTCTTATCCGATGATACCCAATAGTGTTACAAAACGTAAGTATTATGATCTTATCACCAATTTTCCACTTTTCATTCCAGACACTTCAATGGGAGACAAATTTAGTCAATTAATAGATAAATATCCAGTCACTCCGTATTTAGATAATCGCGATTCCTTTGTACGATGGGTAAATTTTATTCACAACAAAATAAATGTAATGATCGGTAAAGAAGAAATCACTTTATTAGAAGCTTTAGATAGATACAGATATCAATATACGTACAGAAATGAAATTACCTGCGAGCCGTTTTTTACCAAGCCACGTATATTTTTTGGCGTGACCGTTATTTTCTTAATTATATTCATTTATTTATTTTATCAATAAAATCACTCCATATATCATAGGAAATAATGAGATTTGAAATAATCATATTTTTATTAGCAGCATTTATTATTGCAAATATTTATTCTGAAGGCAAATATTTGAAAAAATTATTAAGCTACAAAAAATACTACCAAATGGCCGGAGTTGCATTCGTTGCGCTAATGTTAGTATGGCTATTCAAGAAAAATCCCGCAAAAGCTCACGAAATGTTATCATCAACCAATGAATATATAAAATATTTGCCGATTGATCAAAACACGAGTCAAATTATTAATCCTATTTTAGATTTCACATCAAAGCACAATTTTTCTAGTGGCCGTCCATCTAACGACGAATATGTTTCTATCAGTGGGGGCGAAAAACAAATAATAAGAAATAATCGAACATCATCGGTAAAACGATCCGTATCAGAAACGAAAAAGAAATTCGTGAGTGCTAGACAAAATTGGAAATGTGCTAGATGCGGTGATCAATTGAACGCATATTTTGAAGTTGATCATAAAATTGCACTTAAAAACGGAGGATCGAATCACGTGGACAATTTAGAATCGCTTTGTCCAAACTGCCATCGCGAAAAAACGGCATTAGATAATATGGGTATGTTATAAAAATATTTAAATAATATATAGTATTATTTAAATGAAAGGTGGGGAAATAAACAATATACTTTCAAACATATATAATTCATTGTTTTCTAATTTATCCAACAACAGTATTGTTGTATGTTTATTATCACTATTTCTTTGCTTTGTTGTCATTATTTATACACTAGTAATATTGTTCACAGCAAAAAAAGATGGTAGTTTAGATACAATACAAACGGAATATACATACATTGGATTAATCGTTATACCCATTGTTTTTATATTTTTCCTTATATTACAAGTTTTTACCAACAATGCCATTGCGTATAATACTATTATACTATTAGCTATTCTCGGCATCTCGGCAACAATTACCGTTTTATTAACCTATGTCAGCGTTGGGTATATTAATTTCTTTAAAGGAATACTCTATGTGTTATTAACCCTCATTTTATTCCTGTCATTGTCGCTTTATGCCGCAGTATTCGTGAATGATATGCGCCGACAAAACAATTGGTTTGGATTCTTTATCAATTTCATATTTTATCTCCCCTGTTTGTTTGTTGGTTTCATAAACAAGACCATGGTCGAATTAAGACTTACTCCTAGACCGGTATTGGTATTGTTATTTTTTGAAATTCTGGTAATCTTAGCCTATTTTTTACTTCCCTATATTTTCAATCAATACATCAATTCCAATGGGATAACCATATTAAATGATGCTGTAAAATTAAACAACGAAACTATGGTCATAAGTGGCTACGATTTATTCAATAAAGTATTTTCAAAGGAAATTGTCGATTACGAATCTGGAAAACAAACAGAGATTAAATTTTCAAACTCCCAACCACTAATGAATTACAGTATTTCAATGTGGGTATTTGTCAATCCACAAAACGAGTCTTTTTCTGAAGCATATAATAAAAAGAATGAAACTCCCATTTTCCGCTACGGAAACGGTAATGATATGAAACCAATGGTAAGCTATTATAACAATTTAGATAACAATAAGAATGCGTATAGATTTTATTTTTCGAAAATTGGAGGTAATCCCGATTACGAATTGACATTGCCGGTACAGAAATGGATTAATTTTGTCATCACATATAACAATAGCATTGTCGATTTATTTGTTGATGGAGAATTAACGAGAACATTCTCATTTACGGATGCACATCCCGTACCGGTTTATAATACGTTTATGGACGATATCAATGTTGGTGAGAGCAATGGTTTACAAGGTGCAATTGCAAATATAGTTTTGTATAAAATTCCTCTGACAAAATCACAAATCGCTGCAAATTATAATTTATATATTCAATCTAATAAAATAAAATAAAATATATTCATTATTTATATTATTAATAATGAATCCCATAATTATTCTTCTGATCATGATCATCTTACTCGTTTTATTTTATATTATATATAGAACAATCTACCCGAATACAACATCTCTCAACAGTGTTGTGAATTTAGGCAGTGGCCCTACTACCATTCAAATAACAGACGGACAACCCAAAGCGTTGAATACTTCTTATGCCGTATGGATATACGTAAATAGCTGGAATAACACACAAAAAGTAATATTTAGTAGAAACGGAGATATTGGATTGTATTTAGATGCTAGTACACCCACATTATACTGTGACGTTGCTATTGCGCCCATTGCTTCAACATCGGGTGATATTACTTACAATTCGACACATAATGTCATCGGCGCGAGTGCCAATAGTGCTTTCGCTAGTAGAACAATCACCGTAACAAACAATTTCCCTATACAAAAATGGGTTTATGTTATCATCAGTATGGACGGCACAGGATTCACCGACGTGTATATGGATGGTAAATTGGTGAAATCTATTAAGATGGATTTACGCCCCAGTCTTCCTGATCAAAATACTTCCATCATTTTGGGTGGCGGTACACCCTTTGACGCATATTTAAGCAAATTTATTCGTTATTTATACACGATGGATCCTCAAACCGCCTGGAATTTGTACTTGTATGGTAATGGTACTGGATTATCGCAGTACAATGTTGATATTGCAGTAACAAAGAACGGAATTGTTCAAAGCGATATGAAGATTTTTTAAAGCGAGACAATAATATATTATAAAAAATTATATGTTTATAATATAACTTAATGGCCAAATATTCAGGCGGTGATGATTTTAATGATACAAACGCAATGATTTTAAAATTTTCATTTTTATTATTGGTTCTCCTTATATTTATATTTTCAGTATATTTAGGGGTATTGTTAGTAGGTTATTTGTTGCAGCCACGCTCTGTAACCTATGTTATTTCAGGTATTAATGAAGGAGGTCATTACCAAAAGATAACTCAAGATCCTAACGATATATCATCAAAAACCATATGGCGATCGAATAACCGCGATCACGGTATCGAATTTACTTGGTCGGTATGGTTGTATGTTGATAATCTTTCCGGTAAAAAAGACGTATACCAATGCGTCTTCAATAAAGGAGGTAACGGTACATACGATCCCAATGCTTACACCCCTGGATCTGCCATTAATAATGCCCCCGGTGTTTACATTGACCCGAAAACCAATACTTTACGCATATTAATGGATATCATAGGTAACAATAGTACTCAGACTGGTCCTTCCTATGTGAATATTGACAATTTCCCCTTGAAGAAATGGTTTCACGTTGCGATACGTTTAGAAAACACATTACTCGATGTGTATATCAACGGTACAATTGCCGGCCGCTTACAATTACCCAACGTTCCTAACCAAAACTATGACGATATTTTTGTGTGCCCGAATGGTGGATTTTCCGGAAGAATATCGAATTTAGTTTATATGAGTTATGCTGCTAACATATATCAAATACAGAATTTAGTTGCAGCCGGTCCAAATATGACTTCCACGCAATCTTCCAATAATTATTCTAACAATTATTTGTCTAACGTGTGGTACACATCGAAATTTTAAAATAAATATTATTATTATATCGATAATAATAATATGGACATTTCGGCAATATGTAATGCTGTAGTACAAGTAAGACAGCGGTCGTTATTTAACAAACCCACCGCTAGATATGATACTGTTTCCCCTTACCCAAATTTTTCGAAATTTCAATTAGATATGCGACGCAAAGCCGAAGTTTTACAATACAAACCCAGCAGTATAAATAATTTGACTAATAAATTAACAAAAAAGCAAGTGCTTGCACGGGCACTGAGTGGATTGGGTCAAGTGGGTAAAAGCAATAGAAATTCCAGTTGTCCAAGCGACTTATATATACCAACACCTAGCTATAAATCAAACGTACCCGGGACACCTTTCAATATTTATTTAGATCCAAACATACCGCTTTACAATTTTGCTTCCAATGTATTGAATCAAGCAAATAATTACAGTGAATTACCTGCAACCAATGCTACTTCAAAATGGATTACTTCTGATTTTAGTAAAAATATATTTTGTAAAAGCAACGTTCAAACGAGTATGTTTCAAATGTATATCACAGAAATTATTGATAAACCCTATTATACATATTCATTGAACATACCCATAGCCATAGCATTGAATGGCGTTTTCCCCGATAAGAATTTTTTTCAATATTTTATTGGCGCGGCTACTTTACAAGTTTATTATGGTGATCAAGCTGTCAATACACATATTAATAACTACAATGTCTTTGTAAATACTGATATTTCGTACAATTTTATTGTGGATGTATCGAATCAATTTAATCTTGCTACGTATAAAGACGTTTCATTGAATTCTTTCGGCGCTTGTCAATTCTTAGCGAATATACCTTTCAATAATGTCAAACTATACACCCAACCCGGATTTATTTATGATTTCCGCTTGACAGTTAGTATCATTCCTTCGTCTAATAATTCGTTGAGTTTTGACCCGTCTGGATTATATGCAGTATTGAATCCCACACCCAATATTTTTTACACCAAGAATTGTAGAACCATTGTCAAAAATAACAATCAAACCCTCTCTGGATTCTTATTCAATTCGTTTTGATTTGTAAAAATGCCATAGCATACTGGTTGCTTCCTTTTCAAAATTGTTCGAAAATGTTTTCACATCGAATTCCAATTCCGTCAAACGATTGATAACCGAAGTATACAAACTATTAAAATCTTCGAAAAAATGTTCTGCCGTATAGCCCGTTAACTCAGACGGCTTCACTAACTTTACATTGTCTGTTTCAGCAACTTCGCCTATAGCTACGTTGCCGAAACTAGTATTATACTGGTTATCGTTACTCTCCGAATAATTGTGATAAATATATTTATCAAATAAAAATTCAGGGTGATTCATATAAACTTCGTGTTCCTTGGATACACTACCATAATCACTATGATATTTGTTATACAAACCCACAATGTGTTTTATGCACGCGACCAATATTTTATATCTCTCATAATTCTCTAGAATCTTTTCATCATTGAAAGGGTTTTTCGTTGACGCCGACCGCAACGCAAGTGGGGCATTTACCGTGGACTTCAACCATTGCAGTTCTTTCGACAAATTGGCACTGACTCGGATTTTAATATCGTTTATCCTGAAAAACATATTCTCTTCGTACTTACTTTTAGCGTCGTAATATTTATCTAGAATTGATTCTACATATTGTTTTTTGTCTTCGACCAAGGGATTTTGTTCAAGTAACGCAATTTTTTCCTCGATACCGTCTGCGACCTCCACAATACCATTTACTTTTTTGGCATTTTCAATCTCACACATCAATGACTTCATCATATATTCCTCCAAACATTCTTGCGTGTACGTTCCACCCCTAACATTCTCTATACCGAATTCACACATATATCTTTTTACATAATAATCTACCAATAGACCCTGCTGTTGAGAAAGCAACTCCGCCAGTTCCGGTAAATAATACTCACCCGTTTGCCCATATAGCGCATTCTTGTTATTTAAATGTTCAAATTTTCCCATCGAATCTACGTAATCCACGCTAATAGGGCGGTACTTTTTCGTATAATCATTCAAGAGTTCGCATCGATCCATTATTCTTTTGTCTGTTTCGTACGTGTAATCGCGCTCTATTTTATCACAATAAATAAAATATTTGTCTTCCTCAAGATAAACTGCATAAATATATAATGATGTCATCTATAGATAATTCATTATCGTGAATTATCTATATTGTTTTATGTATTTGAATTATCCGCTTTTTGTATTCAAACATAAGGCCGAGGTTGGATCAAATTGACACGTAATGTATTTATCTTTTGTATCTAAATTTGAAAAGGTTGACTGTTTCTTGTTTGTTTGAATAGGATTGTCTGTAGAATTTTCAGTGTAATTGGAATAATTTTCCTTTTTCTTAAGGGAATCGTCCAGTTTCACTTTCTTCGTTTTGCTTGCATCCATCATTATTTTTCCAACATCTCCTACGGCATCTCCTGTAATGTCGATACCTACTTTCGACGTATCTTTTACTACATCTGCCGTTTTATAAATAAAAAACCCGGTGACATATGTAAAGAATGATAAAACGTACATAACGATCCCTTTAAAAAAATTAAAAATAACTCCCAATAAAAAAAAGGGATTTATTCCAAACAAGGATAGGAAAAAAATGGTTATTATAACTGCTATCAAAAAACTATTTGTACTAAATGTATTATTATCAGTTTGTGATGGCGATTGCATTTAATATTATAATATATATAGACAATTATTTTATTAATTTTATGAACTCCGGAATTGTTCTATTCGTTCGGTATTTTTGAATATTCTGTAAAAGTATTATAATAAATGCCAATCTTTAATTTCATAGAAACGTTCTTTTTTATCAGTTTAGGAATATCTTTTATGCTCATTGTGCTTTTAGTCTACCACTTCAAACAAAGAATTACTGCCTTAGAACAAAAATGCGATACGATGTTTGAAATAATTAATAATATTGTTAAAGAAATAACAATTATCAAGACAAATACATTAACCGCACCATCTGCACGTAACCCATTTAGTTTTGATTTTTTCAGTAAATTTAGAAAAACTGAACCCGTGATTAGCAAAACCGATGAATCTGATAACGTAACTGCAACTGTTAAGAATCAAGAAGAGGAGGAGGAGGAGGAGGACGACGACGACGACGAAGAGGAAGAGGAAGAAGAGGAGGACGACGAGGAGGAAGAAGAGGAAGACGACGAGGAAGAAGGCAAGGAAAACGCGAATGCCGACGCAAACAACGAGTTGGATCTTGATGAGGAACAAGAGCCTACAAAGATTCTTGTATTAGACGATGAACCGAACACGATCAAGACGATTAGTATTGACAGTGAAAAGGTAGATGACGCTAATATAGAAATGTTTGTCCAAAAAACGGAGAACAGCGTCAAGGCCGATACTAGCAAAGAGACATATCAAAAAATGTCGTTGGCTGCTCTCAAATCCTTGGTCACATCCAAGGGATTGTCCTCCGATCCCAATAAATTGAAGAAGCCGGAATTAATTAAATTACTCGAATCTGCATAATATTTTTCATATAATATATTATAAGTAATATATTATAATGTCGAATCAGGGTCAATCTTTAGAAGAAGCATATAAAACAGTCAACGGAATGAGCCCGCCTCAATATTTAGGATACAGCAGTTCCAACAATGTTTATCCCACATTTCCTCCGTTGATGTCGTCGGGACGCGAAATCAAGACGAATTTGCAACCCGAAGCAGTCACCAACAACGAAATCATCAAACGTGAGAACATTACATCCAATTGGGAATACCGCAAGTATTTACAGGCCAATGCTGTACAAATAATGAAACAAGATTTTATTATTAGTAAAAATCAAGTTATGTAAAATATATAGACAGTATAATATTATCTATATATTTCTTCCATGGATCACGAATTGTACAAACTTGATATCTCTGTCAATGGACAAAAACGTATTGCTAGTTTTGATGTCGGTATCAAAAATTTGGCCCTGTGTGTTTTTGATGTTTCCGGTAAAAATATTTCTATCGCATACTGGGATGTCATAAATTTGGTAAAAAATGAAACGCAAACCCACAATCATTTATGCAATTGTTCTCTCATTCCCAAGAAAAAAGGAGAACTTGCCCGAGAATGTGGTAAAAGGGCCAAATACAATAAGGAGGAGCGATATTTTTGTGAAACCCACGCAAAAATGTGTGAATTTATGATTCCTACCCGAGAATGTTCTCCCGTTTTACTGAAAAAGAAGAAATTAGAGGAATTGTTGTCTATTGCACAAAAACATCATATTTCTCTAGGAGAACATAAACTGAAAAAAGACATATTGGAAACTATCCAGGAGTTTTTCAACAAAAAAAGTCTCGAATTGATCGGAGCGAATAAAACGAAAACTGCCGGCGAAATCGATTTAGTGACCATTGGGCGAAATATGCGCGATATATTGGGTACGAATACCGTCCCGTCTGAGACAATTAGTCACGTGGTTATTGAGAACCAAATATCTCCCATTGCGAATCGAATGAAAACAATCCAAGGAATGCTTGCTCAGTACTATATAATGTGCGGAAAGGATGACATTAAAATCGACTTTGTTTCTTCGAGCAATAAATTGCGAGGATTACCTACGCCAAATGAGGATGAAGAGAATACAACCGAACCGAATAATTACAAAAACAGAAAACAGAACGGTATTTATCACTGTAATAAGTTTTTAATATACAATCCATCGTTTATAAAATACATCAATGCTCTTATTATGTCTAAGAAAGCTGACGATTTAGCCGACTGTTTTTTACAGGGTATTTGGTACATTAAAAAAAATGCGAATTCGTTGTAATATAATATATATTGCGGACAATTTAAAAATAAATAGTGTAAGTTTAACATAATATAATGGAGGTAATTGATATTGGATTAGACACTTTAGAACCGATTTCTATCAATATAA